AAATGTCTTTGAACTTCATAAGCTCCGATTTTATAGGTGAGTCGGGATTACTGGATAGCATTGGCTCCAATCCCTTCCTATAACTTATTGATAATCAATATGCGATATCTGATGTTTTTTACATTCTGTGCCGATTTTTCGCTCCCTTATTGGGTGTAGCAACAGCCTGTAATTTAGTCGGTTGCTACATGAAATAAGAGAGGAGAAAAGTCTTTTTTATTGCTGTACGATGTTTTTTGTCAGAAGTTGTACTTGGTCCCGCAGCCATTTGATCTGCTCAGCCTGTTGGTCGAGCATCGCCTTTTGGTTGTTAATGACACCCATCAATACATCAGGGCTACTGTTGATGTTGACAGTTGAGTTGCTGATGTGATGCACATTCGTATTCTCTAACTTTTTATCATCATACTCTTCATTTGAGAGGAAGAAGTCCTCTATTGGAACCTCAAAATATTCCGATAACCTTTCAAGGTATCGAGAGTCAATGTAAGTTCGACCCTTGAAGTAGCTCGTTGATATGTGTGAACTCTGACCGAAGACAAAAGCCACCATTTCACCGACTGTTTTTTTCTGCTCCTTGAGCAGTCGATTCACTAAATCTCCGTTAAACATAACCTAATATCATTAAATGAAAGTTAAATATAACCGCAAAAATAGGATTTCTTTCCTAAAATTGCGGAGTTTTCAATAATTCTTCTTATATTTGCCCACAAATTTAGCAATTAAATTTGAGATATGCAAGAAAATGAAGTTAAAAAAGGAGCATTAACTATTGAAGGTTATTACGCGACTCTTTCCAAAAAAGAGAAGAGTCAGCTCATTCAGTTTCTCATGACTAAGTATGGTTTCTGCTACAATACTGTTCAGCAGAAGTTGACCGGCAGGACCAAGTTCAATCCAAGAGATCTCTTGGTAGTACAAACAGTTATAAATCAAAGCTTATGGAAAAGCAAGTAGAATTTTTCGTGTCTCCACTTGGAGTAGTGTGTTATTATGGCCATGATGGCAAGGTGCTCAGCTACAATACAGAGCACCCGGATATCATCAACCACATGGCTGAGTTGATAAGTCGATTTTACCCAGAGGCGTATAAGTACCTGGCAGACTTATACGCCAAGAGTAAGCCTAACAAACTTTATTTCAAGTATCTAATTACAGATCGTTTTATCCGTTGCAACCTGGGTTCCAACGATACACTTTGTTTCGATGTTGATGGAACCATTCTGCACCTGGAGAAAGTCGATTGCCCTCTCAGGGGCATATGTCCTAGAGAGAACATAGTCTGCCTCCCAAAGCTGAAGACTCCTTTCTTCCCTAAAGAGCTTGAGGTAGCGAAGTATTTTGCACAGGGTTATGTTGCTAGAGAGATAGCCCAGATTCTTGGCAAATCCAAGAACACAGTATCAGCACAGCTTCGCAAAATGACCAAGCGACTGGGGCTGCAGTCAACGAGAGACATCATCAAGGTAGTACATCAGCTGAACCTATGATTTGCCATCGATGCCGCTACAAGCGCAACTGCATCAATGGCTCCTGGTGCAGTTGCTTTAAAATTTATGTGGAGTATAAATTTATTGTTTTATGTATATTCTATGAGCAGTAGAGAAATAAAAGCCGAAATTATATTATTAATCTCTAGATTCGCAACATTAGAGAATAAAGATTTTTATGTGCAGAATGATTATGGTATTTTAGCATACATGTGTATTAATCAAGTCATGGAGTATTGGTGGTTAGACAATGGGCAATGTCTGCAGGTATCAAAATTGGATCCAATATCCAAATCAGTCAGATTACCATGGTTTGATATAGAAGTGTGAGGATATGAAGAAGGAGAAACAAGTCAAGACATTCGTAGAGTGTCACAATACATGTGCCCGCAGCAGTGGCAGAACCTGCAAGTTCTGGGGATGTTCACACCGCAAGCTGTACAGCGAGATAGAGTCAGAGCATGACTATGAGTTCTTCATGGCCAACTCAAAGTGTTCATTTTATAAACCGAAGTTATGAGGAATAGAATTAAGTTTTGGACAGACTGCGAAATTAGAGCGGCATTCGACAAGCGGGGGGGCAAATATAAGGGCATCCTCCAGCAGTTGATGATGGAGCGAGACTACGCATATCAGCGTCAGATTCGCTACTTTGTCAATGTAGACATTGATAAGTTCATGCGCAGGTTATCTTAGTACTTTCTTTTTCAGAAGTTCTAAGTTAACTTTGCAGCACTAAATATAAAGATATGATTAAACAAGAGATAGTAGATCGCATTATTAGTGATGTCTCCATTCTAGATGTAGCCGAGGATGAAGGCATTAAATTCTCTGCGAAGAAAGGTAACCGCCATTGGGCTTGCTGTCCGTTCCACAACGAGAATACCCCATCATTCTATGTGGACACAGGCACAAACTGCTGGCGATGCTTTGGCTCATGTCGCTCAGGCGGCAACGTCATCAGCCTCTACCGCAAGCTGAAGAATGGACTTCCTTTCCCGATTGCCTGCAAGGAACTCGCCAAGAAATATCTCAACGAGGAGATTGAGGACGAGTGGCGACCAAGCAAGGAGGAAGAGGAGAAGCAAAAGGAGCAGGAGTCCCTGCGCATAGCTCTCAGCTATGCGCAGAGCTACTTCACAGAGTGCATTCAGGAGGTCAATCCCGCTGCCATCAAGGCACGTGAGGCTGTTTGCAAGCGATGGGGCAAGGATGCCATCGGTACTTTTGGCATCGGTTATGCACCGGTAGAAGGCTTCATTGCCTGGGCCAAGCACAAAGGCTTGGACTTCGATATCCTGGAGCAGGTTGGTCTTATAGGCACTGGTGAACGTGGCATGTTTCCTATGCTGCGAGACCGCTATACTATACCTATCTATGACAAGATGAGCAGGGTCATAGGTTTCACGGCTCGCACCATGTCCGATAACAAGGATGTCTGCAAGTACCTCAACCTCAAGAACAGTCTCGTCTATCGCAAGGATACATCGGTTTTTGGCATAAACTTCGCACAGAAGGAGGCGCGTCAACGAGATAAGTTCTATCTCGTCGAGGGTGCTCCAGATGTGCTCAAACTGCAGTCCATCGGCATTCTCAATACAGTAGCATCACTCGGTGGTTCGTGGACCGAAAACCAGCTGAAGCAACTCTACCGCATCAGCAAGAGAGTGACATTCATCCCCGATGCCGATGAACTTAAGTCTGGTAATGAGTTCCCTGCAGGTACAGCCAATGTCTTTGCCAATGGCCGAGCTGCATTGAAGGTCGGTTTCACGGTCAATGTCAGGGAGATACCGATAGATTATCCGGCTCCAAAGAAGGAGGATCCAGACTCGTGGATTATTGACAAGGGGCACTTCTCGCAGATGCGTGAGGAGGAGTTTGTCTTCTGGTACTGCCGCCGCAGATACTGGGCAAGTCCGGAGGATATAGAGGAATTGACTACCGAGGATAGACTGGAGGCTATCAGCGACATTTGCTCGCTGCTCATGATGATCAGGGATGAGGACTTGCAGAACAGCTACCTCAGCACACTGATCTCCACCTATAAGCACAGGAGGGAGTGGATGGACACACTGAAGCGTGCCAAAGTTGCTGAATTGTCTGAGAAGCAGGAGGCTGAGCGCAAGGGTGATGCCAGAATGCTCAGTGAGTTCGGCTTCACCGAACACGACAATTGCTATTGGGCATATAATAAGGAGGGCAGTGAGGTGCAGTGGTCGAACTTCAAGCTGAAGCCACTCTTCCACATCAGAGATGACTTTAACCCTGTCCGTCTCTTTGAAATCAAGAATAACAGCGATGAGCCAGCACGTCTCATCGAGCTCAACATGGATGAGATTACCTCTTCCAGTTCGCTTCGCAAGCGTCTCTTCGGCATCGGTGACTATGTTTGGATGGCCCGTGATGAGCAACTTATCAAACTGCTCGGTTATCTGGGCAGGGTTACAGAGACTGCAGACCCTATCAAGCAGTTGGGTTGGCAGCGGGAGGGTTTCTACGCATTCTGTAACGGAGCCATCGAGGATGGTTCCTGGATGCCTATCGATGACATGGGCATCCTGCGCTTGACCGCAGGCAAGTTCTATCTTCCGGCAATGAGCAAGCTCAATAAAGACAGCCGAGAATTATATGTGAGTGAGAAGAAGTTCCGGCATGAGAAGATGGTTGACAACCCGACAAGTCAGTCAGACTTCTTTGCTAAGGTCGTTCAGGTCTTTGGAGACAACGCCAAGGTGGGCCTGTGCTTCTATGTCGCCACACTCTTCCGAGACATCGTCATTAGCAAGAGTCGTTCATTCCCGCTCCTCAATGCGTTTGGTCCGAAGGGATGCGGTAAGACAGAGTTCGCTGCAACACTCATGAACTTTTTTTATAAGTATGAGACGAAATACGAGCCGCTATCTATCACCAACGCATCCATGCCGGCACTTTCCGACTATGTCGGAGGCGTTAGCGACGCCCTGGTACACATCGATGAGTACAAGAACTCCATCACACAGAACAAGGTGGAATGGCTCAAGGACTTGTGGAATGGTATAGGTCGCACCAAAATGAACATGGACAAGGATAAGAAGCTCGTGCAGGCCAAGGTTGACTCTGGCATCATCCTCACTGGTCAGGAGATGCCTACTGCAGATATCGCCCTCTTCAGCCGACTCATCTATCTCACTTTTGACAAGGGTGAGCATAGTCGAGAGGAAAAGCAGAACTTCGAGGAGTTGGAGCGCATGCGCCAGATAGGTGCCACCCACATCACCCTTCTGCTGCTGAAGCACAGGGAGCAGTTTCAATCCTGCTTCGGCAATGCCTGGAAACAGGCATCTGATGATTTGGAGGAGCGTTTGGATGGTGAGAGCATCCTAGACCGAATCATGACCAATTGGAAAGTGCCGTTGGCAGCCTTCCTTGCCATCAGGGATTACATCGATTTTCCCTTCACCTACGAAGACCTGTTGGGAGTTATTGTCAAGGGAGTCAAGACACAGAACAGCATGTGCAACACCACCGATGAGGTGGCTGGCTTCTGGAACATAGTCAATGCGGCTGTCCAGATGGGCGAGCTGAAGAAAGACCAGGACTTCAAGATCAAGACCTGCGGCACTTTGGCAACCAACAAACTCAAGATTGATAACTGGGCGATGCCTAAAAGTATCCTGATGATTCGCAAGGACATAACCATGGCGGTTTACCGCAAACTGGGCCGTCAGATGGATGAGAGCCTCCTTCCTAAGGAGTCTCTGTTGCACTACCTTCAGATAGGTGCCGACTTCTATGGTGCGACCAAGAACCCGGAGCGATTTGTCAAGTTCGCACCTAACGGTTTGCCGGAGACAGTCGAGAAGACAGATGCCAATGGCAACATCACAGGCCGTCAAAAGATATATTATAAGGATAGACCACTCTGTTTTGATTATATTATGGTGTCAAACAGATATGGCATCGACCTTGATACAGAGATTGATGGTGAGCAGGCACAGACCAAGGATCCCATGGCCATGACAGATGCTGAGCTGAAGGCCAATGGCATGCAGTCTTTGCCCTTATAGTAGGGATAAGTTTTTTGTTTAGATCATATCGGTAGCAGCCTCTAGGGGAACGTGGTTCCTCTGGGGGCTTTTTTGTGTCTATAGGGGAGTGTGCCGAGAAGGTCACTGAGTTTTCACCGACATCACACACACGACTTAAAATCCACGTGGCATTTGTGGCAATTGTGGCAACGTTGATAATCAGAGAGTTAAGAGCATATATGCTTGTGGCAATTCTGTGGCAATTTGTGGCAATGAGAGGAGAAGTGTGGCAAAGATTGTGGCAATGTGGCAATTCTATTATATATTTGTGTCAATAAGAAAAGACTTATAATATTAGTAATCAAGCACTTAACATTTTTGCCACAATTGCCACAACTGAATTGCCCAAAAATGGGTTCCTTGAATTTTAAATGCAGTTTTTCCCTTAAAACAAGGAATTTTGGTATGAAAAAGACAACTTTTCCCTATAAATATAGGAATATCTCGATTATTTTTCCTAACTTTGCGGTGTTTTTAATTACAGAAATATGAGCAAATTCGTAGTTTATGTCGAGGTCGAGCCATACCTGAAACAGTGGCTCACCCATTCTTTCGGCGACCCCGTGGAGTTTCCGGTCAACAGCAACGAGAATGCTGTTCTGCGTCGGTTCATCACGAAGCGCCCAATCAACAACCAACCTGAGAAACCTGGTGAGCGAGATGTTGCCATCTGCATACCATACTCTAAGGCCAAGAACCCGGAGACCTACAACTTTCTCAACGGTCATGCCAAGCAGGCACTCAACGAGAGCATCAACGACCTCTTTCGTCTTAACATGTGGAGCGACCTCGGAGACCTCAATGACATGTCGTGCAAGAAGATGTCTGCCTTCCGTTCCTGGTGCGTGCAGCAGGGCATCGATATTGAATTTGCAGAGACTATCCGAATGAAGTGGTATCGCATGCGCAAGGCCTATCAGGATAAGGGCATCAATCTTTTTAATCTTAAAAGATGCAAAAAAGACGATTTTTCCTAAGAAAATCTCATCTACTCTAGCCCTGTTTTTGTTCAACACCGAACAGGTGCGAACAGATGCGAACAGACGCGAAATTTTCACAGCTTATGAAAAGACTTAGTTATATCTGCTGCGTGCAGCGCATTCCTGTCAGCGAGTTGCCTTTCGATACACTTCTAGGCAACCTCACTTTTGACATTCCCGAGAGCTATGATTGGCCAGTTGTTAAGTGTCAGAAGCCTGCCAAACTGGAAATCACAGACAAAATAGAGGATGGTCAGCGGTTCTACACCCATAAACTCACCTTCCGCACATGCCGCGAAGACCTGGACATGAGCGGCAACTATGCCTATCTGGTCACCACCATCGAGGGCAAGCGCTATCTCATTGGCAACAGGGAGCGGCCATATCCTATTATTAATATGTCAGATGTCCACCCTGATTCCCTTGGTACTTCTGCCATGATCGAGTACACAGTTCAGTGGGGTAGCACCCGAAAAGCGCCTTTATTAGCCTGATTTACGTATTTTTCCGTTGGCAATTGCCATATTATCTTTGCATCAAAAAAGATAAGCGCATGAAATACGGAATGATGATATGCGGTACCATCGGAGCTGGTTATGACTGGTGGTCGGGCACTTATGGTACACGTTCCAAGGATGTCAAGGCCTACCTTGACGCTCATCCGGACGAGGAGGTGGATATCGCCGTCTCCTCGCCTGGTGGTTTTGTTGATGAGGGCTTGACCATCTATCAACTTATCAAGGACCATGGACATGTCAACGTCCACATTATGGGCATGACCGCTTCCATCGCTACAGTCTTGTGCATGGGTGCCAAACATGTTGACATGTCAGTCGGCAGCACTATGCTCATTCACAATGCTTCGACTGGTGTCACAGTCTGGGAGTCTGCCAATAAGGAGAAGCTTGACGAAATCATCAAGCTCTGGCAGAAGCAGCGCGACGATCTCGACACCATTGACAAGGTCATCGCTTCCGTCTATGCCAAGCGTTCTGGTAAGACCAGCGACGAGATGCTGCAGCAGATGGGCAAGGAAAACTGGTTGAGTCCTGAGCAAGCTTTAGAGTTGGGCCTCGTAGATGAGATCAGAGACCTTGATGACGAAGACAAGAAGCGTCAGACTAATCTCTCCAAGCGCTTCACCAATGCTTTCTGCTCCAACCTTGGTTTGCCGCCACTTCCTGGAGCAACCGCTAATGACGAGCCCTCTAAAACATTTCTCGAGAAGGTTGCCGCCTCACTCAGAGATATGTTCAAGAATAATACACAAATTTCTAACATGAAGAAAAATTTCCTCAATCTTCAGACCCTCCTCAATCGCAAGGAGGATTTTGAGGTTACCGATGAGAAAATTACTCTCACCGATGCAGAGATGCAGAAAATCGAGGATGATCTTGCCCAGAAACAGAAGGACTTGGATGACAAGTCCGCTGAGCTCGACAAAGCTAGCCAGGAGGTCAAGGACCTGAAGGCTAAGGTTGAGCAGAAGGACAAGGATATCCAGGCCAAGGATAAGGAGATCAAGGATCTCAAGGGCGCTCCGGGTTCTGATACCCATGATGACGTCACGCCGGAGGTTGACAACGTTGACTCTGGTGAAATCTACAATGCTTTGAAGCAGATATTCTAAAATGGCAGCTTTAGACAATACAATTGAGATTACTCCTGATGAACTGAAGACCAGCTTCGCGAAGTACCGCAAGGACATCATTAAGATGCCTGTGCGCGCTCTTGACGAGGCTGCAAAATTCATGAGCCGACGCGTGGGCGTTCGTGGCAAGGAGACTGTCGGAGAGCTCGCAGGCGACATGGAGCTCGGGCCATACTCTCTTACTCGCAAGGATGAGAATGGCGTTACCATCACAGGCCGTACCCTGGAGACATTCCTGGGTTCTTGCGTCAAGCCTTTTGAACCCAATAAGGTTCGTGAGTCTATCTATGGCTCCAACGTATTCCAGGGTGAAGCGCTCAAAAACCAGCCTATCACCAAACTGATTGGCATGTTCCTGGCAGGCAAGATAGGTGAGGCACTCTTCAAGTACCTCTTCACCATGAAGCGTAACCCAGCAGGCTCTGGTACCGCAGACCTCGCTGATGGTTTCAAGACCATCTCCGATGCAGAAATCAAGTCCAAGGCGATTGCTGTTGAGAAGGGCAACCTCTGCAATACAACCGCGATGACTGGTGTCAACGCTGTCGATGCTATCGAAGCATTCTATGATGCTGCCGATGAAAAACTGAAGGGCACTAGTACATGCATGTTCATGAACAGCCATGAACTCACGCTCTACCGCCGCTGTTATCGAGACAAATATGGCACGGTCAATTGGAACAATGAGTTCAACCACAACAAGTTGGATGGTGCCAGCAACTGCACCCTTGTGGGTCTTGACAACGTTCCTGCGGGCTACAAGATTATCACTCCAGGAAGCAACATGCTCATCGGTTTGGCCGCCGACGGCGACAAGGCGAACTTTGGCGTAGAGAAATCTCTTGACTCTCACTTCCTGGTTGACTTCGTGGCAACAATGTACTTCGGTACTCAGTTCGAGTCAATCTCCAAGGAACGCATCCTCTTCGGTTACGACACTATCCCTTCTGAGTAAGGGATAGCTGTCCATGGTTATACATTATATTATATATTGATATATGGCAACAAAGAAAACATGTGCTTCAACCACAGACCTTTATGAGGATGTGTTGAAGTGTCCTGGTGAGAAGAGAATGCCTGGTACCAGAGCCTACGGCTTCTTTATCCCACGGCGTTACATCACCAAGTTCGCAGAGCCGCAGAAGGAAACTGCAACATCACTCAAGGACTATCTCGTCATCAAAGATAGCCACACCATTCAGGCAGACAAGGTCTGGATTAAGATTGCCTTCATCACAGACAAGAGTTCCTTCTCGCCAGAGGCGCAGGGTGAACATGGCTGTAAGACCATGAACCTCAAGGCAACAGCTGTCCTCCCTGGTACAGAGGAGGAAGCGTCTGCACTCGCTTCTTTGCTTCTCAACGAAGACGGTATCTTTATGATTCCTGAGCGCAACGGAAAGCTTCGCCAGTTCGGTGACGAGACCTTCGAGGTCGACGTGACACCTTCTCAGTCTTCTGGAGCAGGTATCTCTGACGAGACCAACACCACACTTGAAATTTCTGTCAACTGCGAGACCATGCCTCCATTCTACTTCGGTACCCTCACAACTGCTGAAGGTACCATCTCTGGTAAGGATTGTAAGCCAGTGGAGGTCGCTGCTGGTACAGACGGCCATTAACAAGGGATTCGATTTCCCTATATAACTACTATCAGTGGCGGGGCGATGCTTACATGAGCTCGTCTCGCCATTTTTAATTTTCATAATTATGAATGATCCGAAATTCACTGAAAAGTTGAAGAAGTGGTTTGACAGCGAGCATACCGATGCCAACATCAGGGAGGGAGCGCTGCTCCTCCTGCAGATGAATAACAACCGCCACCTCTATCAACTCATCAACTTCGACCCTCAGGGCAAACTCGAGTTGCTCAAATATGAGCTGCAGAAACATCTCAACTATCGCATCGAAGGCATGACCATCGATGATGTCCGCAACTATGACAAGGCAGTCACGCCAGTTCTTCAGACTGCGGTTGACAAGACCTCAGAAGCAGACAAGATTGCAAAGCAGCTAGCACCTCATCTTCCGGTCGTGGAGTCAGAAAACATCGATTCCATCGTGCCTTCAGCCATCATTGCCAAGGGCAAAAGAGCAGATCATGACCAGTTGCCTGACAACATCCAGGCTATCTGGGATAACAACTGCGCTCTGTGGAAGAAAATCAAGGAACACTTTGAGGCTTGCAAGGCTTACGACATGTCATGTGATAGATACGAGGGCTTGCATGCTGCTGACGAAGACTTCAAGCGCATGCTCCTTACGCTCAAGGAGGAGTACTATGCATACAAGCAGGCCATGGACGTCTACGACCACGCCCAGCCGGGTGATGCAGAGGAGCAGCAAGCAGAGGAGCAGCCAGTAGCTGCCATCACCTCCAAGCAGATTGGCAATGCTCGCTCCTACATCACCAAGAACCTTGACCAGCTTATTGGCTTGACGGAGGCTGGCAACACCGACAAAGCTGACGCCTTGCGAGCAAAGGTCAATGAGCGTGTGCAGCTCCTCATTACTGCCAAGGCAGAGATAACCGCTGATACCATCGCCAAGCTTCAGCAGGCTGGCATCAACATGGAGCAGCAGGCTTCAGCCGATGGCGAGGAGCAGCCAGAGAGTGCAGAAGAGGAGGTTACAGATGAGGGCGAAGCAGATACAGCAAGTCCTGAAGCCACTCCAGCAGAGTAGCTCACAGGTCTTCCTGGGTCAAGGTCTTCACACTCTTGGACTATTGGGGTGGATTTTGGAGCAGACTGGTGCAGCGCACATTGCTGTCACCACCTTCTCCACCTCCGATGCCTTCCTCTGTGGAGTCATCAACCTTCGCAAGAGGGGGTTGGTTAACTCCTCAGTATTAGTGGCTGACATTAAAGCATCAAGTAAAACTTTAAAGCTAAGTCGCTTGATGACAGAGGCTTTTGATGAAGTTAGACTGACGCTTAACCACTCCAAGGTCATGCTCGTTGCTAACAACGAGTGGTTAGTCTCCGTGATTACATCTCAGAACCAGACCTATGGTGACCGTGCTGAGTGCACGTTCATCACGACTGACAGAGATGTATATCTCAATCTCAATAACATGTTAAATAATTTGCTGGATGATACGACAACAATTTCCCTATCTGGAAGAGAGCGAACTTTACCTGCAGACGGTCTATGACCTGGCAAAGACCATGACACCGGTCGAAGAGGTGCCCATCATGATGGAACTGCCTCCCGACGAGGCCATGGCCATGCAGTTGGAGCTGCAGGAGCCGCGCTCACCCTATCGACATCGCTACCTCAAAGGTTTAGCGGAGACCGCTAACGAGCTGCGCATCAATAATATCGCACTCGCCAAGGTAGGTTCTCCTGGAGCCTACCAGTCCATCATGTCGCAACTCTCGCAGATTATGTCTAACCTCAGTTAGATATGAGTTTACCAGTCAATATTGATGACTACATGAAGTACATGCCTCTCAACGAGGATGAACTTCAGGATCTTCATCTCTCCGCTATCGTCAAGGCGAGAGTGGAGCGGCTGCGTGGCTGCTACGCCTTCTGGCTGCGCTATCCACGCTTTACCGTCAGGGAGATGGTTGATCAGGACAAGGCCATGTTCGGTGTCAGCGAGACTCAGGCATACGATGATATTCATCTCTGCCAGGTTATGCTCGGCAACCTCAACGCCGCCTCAAAGGAGTTCTGGCGATGGAAGGTCAACCAGGAGATAGACGAGGACCGCAAGGCTGCCAAGGCTGCCGGCGACTTCCGGGCGCTTGCCGTGATGCAGAAAAACCGCATCAAGAACAATCGCACCGATACTCCTGATGAGCCAGAACTTGCCTTCGACAAGATTGTTCCTGTAGAGTTCCGCATGACAGATGATCCGACAGTCATCGGTTTGCAGAAGATCCCTAATCTTCGTGCGAAAATCAAGAAAATGGAGAAGCGGTACTCGATGCCGGACATCGAAGATGCTGACTTCGAAGAACTTCCGCCAGATGATGAAAGCAAGACCTAAGGAGTTATTCTTCAACGACGTGCAGTCGCGCGTCCTGCAGCTAATGCCCAAGACGCTGGTCTGTGAGTGGGGGCGTGGTACCGGTAAGGGTGTGGTCGAGGCTGGCCGCATCCTCTATGCCGTGCAGCACATGCCGGGTGCATGCCTTGGCATGGTGGCGCCATCGGTCAAGCGATGCCAGACCAACATCCTTCCTTCTGCTCTGGTACACCTCGAGGAGTGGGGCTACAAGCGCGATGTCCACTACATCGTGGGCAAGAAACCATGGAAGGCGCTGCATTGGCAGGAGCCACACTTCCAGCCCATGAACTGGGAGAACACGGTTGCCTTCTACAACGGTACCTATCTCAACATCATCTCCCAGGACCGCAGCGGAACATCTAACTCCCTCTCTCTTGACCATGTCTTCATCGACGAGGCCAAGTTCATCGACTGGGAGCAGCTCAACAATGAGACGCTCCCTGCAAACCGTGGAAACAAGCAGTTATTCGGTGACTGCTGTCTCCACCATGGTCTGACCATTACTTCAGATACTTCGGCGACAAAAAAAGGTTCCTGGTTCATGAGCTGGGAGAAGAAAGAAGACAAGGAGTTGGTGGCAACCATGGAGACAGTCCTAGTGCATCTGCATAGCATCCGCAACAAACTGGCTGCTCACCCAGAGCGATATGACTATTATATGTCGCAGGTGCAGAAATATGAGAAGGTGCTGCACTCCCTCCGTTCCTATGCCCTGGTCTACTCCAGATGCTCAAGCATCCAGAACCTGGCAGTACTGGGCGAGGACTTCATCAAACAGATGAAGCGAGACCTGCCAAAGATGACCTTCCTCACGAGCATCATGTGCCAGCATGTCGGTATCGCACAGGATGGTTTCTACTCAGGGCTTGACGAGGATCGCAACTTCTATACGGCTCCGAACACCAGGTTCCTCAATGACCTGCAGTATAAGTTCGACCCTAAGCACGACAAGCCGGACTGCCGCATGGATGGCGACCTGGAGGACGGTTTACCGCTGATCATTGGTTCCGATGCCAACAACAACATCAACTGTCTCGTTGTCGGGCAGGTGGGTTCCGATACCAAGCTGCGCATCGTCAACTCATTTTATGTGAAGTATGACAAGAAGTTGCCTGAGCTGGCACAGGACTTCTGCGATTATTACAAGTATCTCAAGAACAAGCGAGTCATCTTCTACTACGATGCCACCTTCGTGGGCAACTCCTATGCAACCCACAACGATAAATTCTACCAGATTATCACCAAGGTGCTCCGACGCAATGGATGGCTCGTTACGGAGGTCTACATCGGCAAGCCGATGAACCATCTTGAGAAGCAGTTGCTCATCGACCGCATGTTCAAGGGTCATGCACGCCACATGGTTCTCATCAACCAGGACAATAACGAGGACCTGATCATCTCCATCGAGAGTGCCGGCTGTTATAACAACGGCAAAGATAAGCGAGGCGAAAAACTCGTGGAGACAGACGAGGACAGGCTGGAGAACCGCACCGACTTCTCCGATGCTTTCGATACCGTCTGTATAGGCGTTGATAAGTTCCCTCAGACCGTCCTCTACACGGGAGGCATGAGCAACTATTACCCTCGATAGAATTTTCGTTCTTTTTAGTTTATATTTTAGGTTTTAGGTTTTATTTATTTTATCTGAGGCTGCTAGCTCGTGAGAGTTGGCGGCCTCTTTTTGTGTTTTTCAATCTTGCTGCAGAAGCGGTATCGCCTTTTGGGCGATGGTTGTTTGATGCTGTTCCGTACATTTTTTATTGCATTCTCCGCCGCCCGTCATGTGTTCCCATCCGAAATTTCCTGTGCAAAGTTAGCTGCTGGCGATTCAAACCTGTGTATGAACCTGGGTTAACAAAAGCCAAAGGTTCTTCACGCTTCACTAAACCTTTACCTTTTGTTAACACAGAACCCCACACCTGTTTGCCTCTGCCAGCGCATGTTGAAGCACAGGAAAAATCGAAAGGGCACACCGGGCTTTGAACGGAATGCAATTAAAAAAAATACTCCACAGCAGGAGTGGGAAAAATCTCTGGACTCCCAAACATTACCAGAATACAATTTTCAAACTTTATAAATTTTTTCGATATGAGACAGAATTATTTCTTTGAGTACGTTCCAAACGCTTATCTCAACCTTTGCGTAGATAAGGCTAAGCAGATGGCAAACAACCGCTTCGTTTACGACTTCAAGGCAGGCGACAATATGGCGGCACACCTCTGCGCTGAGTGGCTAGTTCGCTATCTTACAAAGCAGTATAGCAGTATCTTAGAGGACTTCCATGCAGCACACAATGGAAATATAACAAGCGATTCGGCTATCTTGCAGCCATCCTCAATGCAGCAGGCATCATGACCGCAAATGAGCACGTTCACATCTTCGGAGAGCGCAAACCGACCCACAACGGAGGCAGCCACTTCGTCAACGAGGACATTTATCACGTTTCAGTAGATGGCGAGTACTTCAAGGGCAAGCAGGTCATTCTTTTCGACGACCTGCTGACTAGCGGCAAGACCATCGAGGACTTCAGAAGCAAGTTGGAGGCGGCAGGCGCTTATGTAGAGAGAGAAATCTTTTTGGCTCGCACCATTCACCACGACCCAATAAGCAACAGAGGCGTGTTGCAGGAGATGGCAGAAGGCTTTTATGAGGCAGTTGCACACTCAAAGAGATGTTTCCCGCAGGGTGTTGAGATAAACAAAACAAACAATAACTATCATAAAGTAGCGTAACATGAAGAAGTACAATGATATACTAGCAGACGAGCGTCCGGAGTTCAAGGCGGCTAACTACGGATTCGATACTCTCAGTAACACTGAGTTGTTATCCATGATTATCAATCGAGGAGCCGGAACCACCGAGAGCCTAAGCCAGGCAAGGCAGTTGATGAATATCGCAGACGGAAGCCTGAGTAACCTTGCAAAGTTATCCATTGACGAAATGCAGGTAGTGCAGGGGATAGGCGACTGCAAGGCGTTGGCAGTACTCGCAGCTATCGAGCTAGGCAAGCGCAGAGCACTAGAGCGCATGCCGACAAAGCCAGACCTAGGAAGCAGTCTAGCCATCTACAACTACATGCTTCCGCAGATGGCAGACCTCAAGGTGGAGCAGGCACACGCCATCTTTATGAACCAAAATTTCAGACTCATTAAAAGCGTGAAGCTGAGCCAGGGAGGGATAACAGAGACTTCCGTGGATATACGTATCCTCATGAGGGAGGCAGTTATGAGCGGCGCAACTATCATGGCATTCGTGCACAATCACCCATCGGGCAACACGCAGCCTAGCAAGGCGGACGATGTGCTGACCCAGCAGATAGCCAAGGCTAGCCAAATCATGCGCATCTTCTTTATGGACCATGTGATAGTAACAGATGGAAGCTTCTATAGCTACCACGACAAGGGCAGACTATAGACATCAGGGGCAGCGTGAGAGGAACACGTTGCCCTTTCACTTGCTTGCAACCTTGCTGATAACCGCGGATGAAGGAAGGGGATAGAGATAGCGAGAGCGATGGCAATTCGGGGCAGCAGTCGGGGATAGGGGCAATTGCCACAAGAAAAATCCCTTACATATACCGCTCCAGTCAGCCGTGGCAATTGCCTCCGAGCGTAGGGCGGTGGGGGCTATGCTTACAGCAAGGCACGCCCTTTTTTGCTTCAACTTTCTAAAAATCCGTGATTTTCAACAAGTTGGCAAAAATGACCGTGGAAAATTTGTGCATAATGCCCAAATTTTGCAATCAATTGCCATTGATTGCCCGCTCGAAAACGGCTACTTATGCCAATTTCTATGAAATTGCCACAAGAAACGAGCCGTTTTCGAGCGAACCCCTACATTGCATTTCGGGGTAAAAGAGGTAATAACATTGTTTGACATCATTCAAAAATGATGAGAAAAAGAGGTAAAAACCGTGTTTGATGGGGGTGAAATGTTAAAAAAGCATTAAGCATAACATTTTTATTATGTATTATTTGTGTATATCAAAATTATTATGTACCTTTGCAATCGAGTTAAGGAACATGTTTAATCAATTAAATTTTTAAGCTATGCAAGAAGATTTAGAAAATGAAATCGAGAGAAAGAAAAAAGATATCGAAGACTTTCTCCGAATCGTGAAATTCACTGGTCTTTCACAGAAGGAAATCGAAAAGAGACTTGATTATCTCTTGGATGACCTTTCAAGACTGATGAAGAAAAGAAAGTAAAATGTTTAACTTCCCCTCCTTCGGGAGGGGATTACAAAATATATATTGATATGGAAGATATTAGAACCCTATTGGATGAATACAAGTCTCTTGCAGGTAATACCGATGCAAAGAGCGAGGAGCGAAAAAATGAAATTATCGCTAAGCTGGAAACTATGGATAAGGATGCTGTGGCTGAAGTGGCAAAACCATTCCTGGAGGAAAATGTAACTCGCCTGGAGGGCGAGGTGAAAGCTCTCCGCAGCCAGATAGATGCAGAGGATTACAAACTGCTTCCTATCTCTTATATTGCCAAGAACTATTTCAACAAGAGTGCATCATGGCTTTTGCAGCGTCTCAACGGATATCAGGTACGTGGAAAGGTCTATACGCTCAATCAGGAGCAGAAAGGCATTTTTAACCAGGCTGTCAAGGAAATAAGCAATCGCATCAGTGCATTGCAGTTAGCATAGCTAACATGTTCAATAACTCAACTCTGTCCCCGACACGATTCCGTGCCGGGGACTTCTTATTGTTCACATATAGGCAAGTTTTCAAGGCTAAAATGTTAAATCTTACTTAATAATACGTTTTTTCGTAGTAAATATTTGCGTAATACGAAAATTTGTAGTATCTTTGCATTGTCTTAAAGAAATAATGATATGAAGAAAATTTTAGTAAGCGACAAAGAGGAAGAGCTGATAGCAGCTATCAGAAATTACAAAAAATCTTTTCCTAGGGGCAACCCGCAGTTATTATGGTATGCTCAACAACTTTTCGATGAGATGATTGAGCCGCCTGAGTATTACACAAAGTATTAACAACAGACCCTCCCTTCGGGGAGGGCATTAAAAAAATATAAGATTATGGAAGTAGCAGTAGCAACAGTTAAACAGACTAAGGATAGCGCAGTTAAGCAGCGCATCCAGGATATTCAGATGCTTATTTCGTGGCGTGAAATAGCACATACATATTTCGGCAAGTCAGCATCATGGCTTTATCACAAGCTTGATGGCATCGATGGCAATGGTGGAGTGGGAGGCTTCACCGAAGATGAAAAGAACATGCTCCGTGGCGCACTCTGCGAGGTTTCAAACCGCATACGTGCAGCTGCAGACAGAATATAAAATGAGGCTGGGGCTTATCATTCCCCATAAGACAAAAGTCGCCATAGCCTTGTGGCGCAGAAATACAATGAGTTCGAAGCCTCTGGTGCGTGAAGCATCAGAGGCTCTTATTTATCAATCATTAAAATTATAAATATGAGAAGCAAAAGACCTGATGATGATATGGATTTTATAGAGTGGTCCTGCAAACATTATCAAGATAAAAAGAATAAAGAGATGGATGCCAAAAGAAAGGCTGAGAAGAGAGAACGCAATAAATATTGGATGGAGATCATTACGTTCCTGGTGATGGTGATATCTGCCTTATACTCGTGTCTGGCTTCTACCATAGAGCAAATATGGCAATGGTTGTTGATACAGCTTCCATGATTACAAGCAAAAAGAGGCGGTTATTGTCTCTTTCAGCTATTTCTAACCGCTCGTTGGTTAAATCTATGCGTTCATTGGTCTTCTTGATGAGATCAATAACCCTATGCAGGGTAAGTTCCTTATTTCTTTCCATACCTTATTATATATTACGTAAAACACCGCAAAGTTAGGAAAATAATCGGAGAAAATCAGAGAATTTCGGAGAAAATCAGAGAATTTCAGAGAAAATCGGAGAATTTTCGAGGAAAATGCACGGAAAATCGGGGAATTTCCGAGGAATCCATTCCTCGAAGTGGCAGAACCGAAGGGAGATCCTGCGGTCGTTTCCGGTCGTTTTCAGTCGTTTTCAGTCATTTTCGGTCGTTTTTTGCGTCATTCCTGGATATGATTCCGATTGATTCCGCAAAATCATTCCGTTTGATTCCGTTTGATTCCTTTTTATTCCTTTTCATTCCTCATTTTCAAATTATATTATTACTTTTGCACCGGAATTTATTCAATTAATTGCAGTTATGAAGAAAATTATTCTAATTTTAGCCATCATTTTTATGGCTATTGGCGCTAGAGCGCAGAGCACCATCCAGTCTGAGGATGGTAAGTATCCGGTTTATTGCGACCTCAAGGCATATAACTTCTGGGGTGTAGGCAAAGTGAAGGTCATGCTTGATATGGGAGCAGTCTCCAATGGTGGAGGTTCTTTCGAGAGTTTATATGGTGAGGATGGCAAACAGATCAAGTTCAATACCGTCATGGCAGCCGTGAATTATATGGCTAAGAAAGGATGGTCGCTGTTTAGTACATACTATGTATCTGAAGGTGGTATGAAACAGCAGACAGTCATTCACTATGTTCTGGTGAAGAGAGTGAAGAATGATTCTGAGATTCGAGAGGGTCTGATTACCAAAGATGAGCAATAATATGTTATTAAACATGTTTTGAAAAGAAAAATGAGCGAGGAATGAAAATTTCTCGCTTTTTTTTTGGCGGTTTCAGATTTTCTTCTTACCTTTGCCACCGTCTACAAGATGATAGTAATCTATCCGGCAGGGCGACCGTTTCGCCTATGGCTTCTCAGCCGCAGGCTTTTTTTATGCCCAAGAGTATCATTTTCCCGGCAACGGGAAAAAGGTGTACCGATATGGCGGCTGCATGAACCGTAAGATTTGATTTGTCCTCTCGGATAAGCCATCATCTTGTAGACAACGGGGAATGCAGCCGCCACCCTTTTCTCACGAAATCAAGTTGGCTGCTAATGTCTACAAGATGATGCAATATGCAGAATTCTATTTTATTTAATGATGCGCAGGTGAGACCTGTAGGCATCAACGTAAACGAGGGCATCCATACCCTCAAGTGTGAAATCAAGCGTGAGGCTAAGCGCCTCATGACTACCAAGAGCGAGGCCTTCAGCTGTCTCTGCGGTGAGAGCGTCACCTATGGTGATGTGGCTATCACTATGCTAGGCATAGCTGCATTTGTGGCTGTCATGTTCGTTGGTGGATTTCTATTCGGTGGGGAGGTGATGTAGTTATGTATAAGAGACAGAACAGACGACGCATCTCTAAGCTGACAACCAGGGAAATCATCAAGTGCGAGTTCTTCATTACTGAAGGCAGAAATATGAATGCCCATAAAGTGGAACTCAAATTTGAGAGAGGCAACAAAGTTGTCGCATCTGTTGTTTTCATCGATGATGCGCCACACAAGCAGACTATTATCCGATGGTATGATCATCGCTACTTTGCTCTTCGATATGGAGCTAAAGAGGCTGAGCCACTCAATATGACTTTGGCCAAGTGGAAAACCATAAACAACGATTAGGTATGAAAAAGAATAAGAAGAAAGTCAAGATAGACGTTATCTTGCTATATTTTAGACGCCGTCGCATTCGCGCTGCGCTCGAAAGACGTTGGTGGGAGCTTGATATCAAGCGTAAGGAGCTATACAAGCTCGTGGAGTACGCCAAGATTCAGTCAAGATACTGTAATGATCTGGACTGCCACCGCATTGTCGGCAGATACCTCAGAGAACTGGAGCGAGAGGAGATCCGTGTTACCAGACTTCAGACCAAATACGACCTTTGGGCATCCCGTCTGGGCTACTGGGTTGACCTCTATGAGACGGCATTGTACCGCCTGCACCCTGGAGACAGTATTTAAGTTTCACCCTTTAAAAAAAGAATATTATGCCAAGAAATACAGATTATTTCGACAGCGAGCAGTTTGAGCAGGATCTGCTCAACGCTTACTTCCACTTCCGCTGCAACCTCCCTATGAAGGATGCAGACACCGGTCTCGACTACAAGAAGAGTTTCAAGACCACCCAGGACATCGCCACGGAACTTGATGACATGGGCGGTGTCAGTATAGGAGCCATCAACCAGTACCTGCAGGCGCATGACTACCAGGTAGCCACGCAGCCAGACGGCACCGTGGCATGGGCTATATGGGAGAGAGTTGTCAAGCCGGATAGCCTGGTTTAAGTTAAAAACTCATATAAATTTCAAGTACTACCATGTATTATGAATAGTTTTTCGTACCTTTGCAGCACGAAAAATTTTACAAAGTTTGAAAAGCTTTGAAACGGCTGGCCGCCCGTGAGGGTAGTCAGCCGTATTTTTATTTTTATCCCCTCCATATTATCTTTGCACAAAAAAAGATAATATATGACCATCACATCACTTCCGTCGGGCAGCTTCTTCCTTGAGAACCTCCCCGACATCGATATTCTCACGGCCAAGACGCGCCTGCTCGTCACCATCAAGATAGGTGATGATACCATCTACGATGAGTATCTCTATCCTGCCGATGGAGAGGTCACCGTGAGCGACCTTGCCGACATCTTCCGTCCCTATGCACGCCGGAGGCTGGCAGTCACAGCCACCATCACCATAGCCGAGGAGCAGGTTCCGGACTCCGGAGACACCGACTCGGCTACAGTCACCGATACGCAGAAAGCCACCCTGAAGGTTTACTATTCCACCGTGGACATCGTGGGTGTGGACTGTTCTACATTCCTCAATACCCACTTTCTCACCCTGCTGGAGGGTCACAAGACCACCTACATGGGGCGACTGGAGTATCTTCACTACATGGGCAAGGACTCGGCAACAGTCACCGCACACTATGCCGACAAATCTACGAAACCGTTTACCGCACCAGCCGTCGGCGGCAATGAAATCTACACCACCATCGACGTTTCTCCGTCTCGTTTCGAGACCGAGGGCACCGACCTACTCTACTACGTGGTAGAGGCAGGCTCACGCTCCATGACCCTCATCATAGACAGCGAGGAGCGTGACGTGGCACCGACTCTGCTCTTCACGAACTCGTTCGGTTGCCAGGAGCTCATCTACTGCACGGGCAAGCACGAGGTTGACCCGCAGTACACCCGCGATGCAGCCTACATGGGCGGCATCAGGGTTAACTACCGCATCACAGAGCAGCGCACCTTCAACGCAGATACGGGCTATCTGGGCACGGACATGGCCAACTGGGCAGATGACCTCTTCCGCTCAGACGAGGTCTATCTGGTCAACTTCATCGGCGGCGTTGCCAAGGTGGGCAAGCGTGTCACCCTCTCAGACTCCAAGTCCAAGCGTGACAACCTGCGCGACAGCGTGCCACGCTTCACCTTCAGCTACACCTACGCCCAGCGCCAGCACAACGTGCTTGACCTGCAGCGTGCCGGTCGTATCTTCGACAACACCTTTGACAACACCTTCAACTGATGAGACGCACGGCTTACCACCTCACAGAGGTGCTGCGCCTCCTTGCCAAGGCAGAGCGAGACCGCTCTACCATTAACCTGAAGGCGTGGACATCAGACGGCGAGACCGTCGATTATACAGGATGGCTGGTCAGGGGCAGCAGTTGGCGAGGCGGTTTCCACCGTCTCGTCAATCCGGCAAATGCCGAAGTTCGCACCGTTCCGGACATCTACATTCACCAGTTCCTGGGCTTACCAGTTTATTTATGACATGAAACAGAAAAAATATCAGCTTCAGCAAGTGGGAGCCAGCGGTTCCTACAGCCGCTACGCCCTAGTGGCAGAGGGCGTGAGCAGGGTTACAGACTCCACCACCATCGAGCAGCAGTATGGGAAGGATACCAGTTTCCTGGGTTCCGGAGAGGTGGGCGACGCCACAACAGGCATCCTGGAGACTTCAGACGGCAAGCTCTTCGAGTATGTGAACTATGGCGATGACAACGACATGCCATACATCCTGCAGCAGTTGCTGCGCCGCAACATGGTGGCGCAGCGTGCCATGGCGTTCAACGTGCAGTGCTGCTACGGACAGGGTGTGCGCTTCATGGACCGTGAGACCAAGCAGGACACCACCGATGCTGAGATACGCGACTTCTGCCTGAAGAACTCCATCCACGAGGTCTTCATGCAGCAAGCCACCGACATGAAGTTTTTCTTCTGGTCGGTAGAGGTCATCATCCTGAGCCGTGACCACTCCAAGATAGTCAACATCCGCCACAAGGACGTTTCCTACTGCCGACTGGAGGTACCCAATGACAAGGGGCGCATAGAGCATGTATTCTTCGGCGACTTCCGCAACGTCATGTCGCCGGTCCACACCGAAGTCATCCCGCTGCTCGACCTCTACGACCCGCTGGGCGACCTCATGGCGCGCATGGGAAAGGCTCCGGACCCCTACACCGGCATCAGGGGCAAGGCTCCTGAGATGGGCAAGGACTGCAAGTTTGCCATCATTTCACGCATCCCGACACCCGGACTGCAGTACTATCCGATACCATACTATGCCAGCATTTTTGATGATGCGTGGTATGATATCTACCGTCTCATCGGTATCGGCAAGCGCTACATGATCAAGAACACGTCCGCTCCTCGCATCCAGATAGAGGTGCACCGCGACTATTGGGAAGAGCTCTGCAACAACGAGGACATCATCGACCCGGATAAGCGCAAGGAGCGCATCCTGCAGGAGAAGGACAACATCATCAACTTCGTGTGCGGACCGGAGAATGCCGGCAAGGCGCTCATCACGGGCTATTACTTCGACCCCAACGGCAAGGAGCAGCGCATGGTGCGCATCATCAACCTCTCCGAGGGCAGCAAGAAGGAGGGTGGCGACTGGGCTGACGACATGAGCGAGGCATCCAACGCTCTCTGCTTCTCGCTGGGCGTGCATCCAAACCTCATCGGAGCCACGCCGGGCAAGAGTCAGATGAACAATTCCGGCTCAGACAAGCGCGAACTCTTCATCCTCAAGCAGTCGCTCGAGAAGGCATGCCACGACATCATGTGCAAGCCTTACCACGTCATCTCCCACTACAATGGCTATGCCGACCGAGGAGTGACCGTAGACGTGCCGATGATAGAACTCACGACACTTGACAAAAACAAGGACCAACAGACATCAATAGTTTCAAACAATGGCAAAAATGAAGATTCAAATCAGCAAGGATGACTTCGAGCAGAGCATCCTTGCAGCCACCAGCTCGCACTCTGAGGTGTTCGAGTCGGTGGAACCGCATTTCAAGGAGTCCTATCAGCGGATCTGCCAGCAGATATTGGGCGAGGTAGGCGAGGCGGCACTGGAGACCAGCGACGACCTGCGTGAAGCAGTCATCAAGGCGGTGTGCCTCGATGCCTTCCTCGGCGTAGTCAGACATCTCGACCTCGTGCTTACGCCTACAGGCTTTGGCGTTGTGTCCAACAATGAGGTCACTCCAGCCAGTTCCTCCAGAGTAGAGGCACTCATAGAGCAATGCCGCATAGCCCTCATCGTGGCTCAAGACACAGTCATGGCTCTTCTCACCGATGTTCCAGGCTGGGGGAGCACCCTACAGGCAAAGCAGGGCATCCAGACGGTTTTGTGGAGCATAGAGGGTTATTGTTATCTCACGAGACAGACCAGCATGACTTCCAAGGACTGGATGTCCAAGCTGGCAGCCATGCAGGAGGCAGACGCCACCCTGCGCAAGCTGGTGTCCGACGAGCAGATGGATGACATCATGTGTCTGGTCAGAGGGGTAAGAGAGGGCAATGAGTTTGAAGGAAGTCTGCGCCTCATGCTGAGCCGCTGCCTGATCATGTTGGCCAACGACATGCTGTCGGCATACTCCAACGAGCGTGCGAGACTGATCAGATACTTAGATGCACATCTCGATAAATTCACATTATATGCGGATTCATCGGCATATAAGGCTAACCATTTCAAAGAGTTCTACAATGAAAAATCAAGACCTGCCTTCGTTTTCAACGCATAAAGATGGTACACAAGAGTTCAATTTCAAGGCGCCGTCTTCGTGGGCGGAACTTTCAGAGGAACAGTTGCGCTATGTCCTCTACATCTTATCTTCGAATAGGGACAAGATTGTCGCCAAATGCCACCTCCTGGTTAGATTCTGCGGTCTTGAAGTACATAAGCACACCCGTACAGGGTGGAAATGCAGCGTGCTCTGTTCCGTTCCCGGTGAAATGCCAAAGAGGAAAGTCCTATACATTAGCAGCGCCGAGATTCTGTCGCTGCTCAAAAATTTCGATTTCATCGACAAATTTACGGACTTTCGGCCTCTTCAGAGAGCAAGTGACGTTCTACTAACAGCAGTTGACAGCATGCTTCATGATGTCAGCTTCTACGATTACCTCAACATCGAGAAGAACTACCAGCTGTTCATGCTTAACCAGGAAGACAAGTTCCTGCAGAAAATGGCGCACCTCATGTATAGAACCGCAGATGGTTCTGCCGATGAAACCGCCCATTTTGAGCCTTACGAGCTTCTGGGTGTCTTCATGTGGTTCTCCAGCGTCAAGGAGTATTTCGCCGCCAACTTCCCTCACTTCTTCAAACCGGCAAGAGAGGGTGGAGAGCTGCGCCGTGTGGACATTCTTCCTGCCATGCAGGCGCAGATCAGGGCACTCACCGATGGCGATGTGACCAAACAGCAGGCAGTCTATAATACCGACTGCTGGGCTGCCCTCACAGAGCTTGACAACAAGGCACGGGAGGCAGAGGAGTTCAAGGAGCGCAACAGGCAAAACAGTTAAATTCATAGCACATGACAGTAAAAAACTTCGATTCCATCGCATATTTCAAGCAGCTGGCTGCCGAATGCAGAACCTGCAGGGATTATAATTTTGTCGCAACAGAGTGTTCCGGACCCGATTCCATCCAGGGAGTCATGCAGCAGTTCCGCAAGGCATCCAACTTCATCATGGTGTCAGACACCGTTGACAGCAACACCCATTCCGTCGGAGAGGGTTTTTTCGACCGCAATGTCTATACCGTCTGGATCCTGGCAGGGTACAGGCGCGATGACATGGCAGACCGTGAGACGAAAATGAATATCTGCAGATATATCTTCCGCCAGTTCCTCAGCCGCATGCTACACGACAAGAGCCGTGAGGCATACGACGGACAGATGGAGTTCCTGGACCTCACGCAGGTCTATTCGAGCGAACTGGGCAGATGGTCCATGAATGGCGTCACAGGACTCTACTTCATGGTCACATCAGACGAACCTATCGACATTCAGTATGACGAGAGCCTATGGCAGACGCAGAAATAGACGACCTCCTCAGATATGAGAGAGGATGGGCTAATGCCATGGGCGACTTCTGGCGAGAGCGTATGGAGCGGCTTCGTACCATCGATACCGGCCGCCTATACGCTTCAATCAAGGCGCACCTGGAGCAGGGCTCAGTCACAACCATTGAGCACAACTTCCTGCAGTACGGTATCTATGTAGCTGCAGGAGTAGGGCCGGCACATGAGTGGTACAAGTGGACCGAGGCACAGGGAGGCGAGAAAGTCCACCGCATCAACAACGGCGACCTCAACTTCCTGGGCGAAGAATACCGTCGTGACAACAATCTCGATAAACCGAAGAAGGTGGGCCCTGCCTGGGGCGGTCGTGTCGCTGGTGGCGAACCTAAAGGCAGACGTGACTGGTTCTCTCAGAAGTACTACTCATCCGTCATGAAGCTCAACGAGCATGAGGCGACCTTCTACGGCGACCGGTACAATGGTCTGATGGCATCAGCCCTCACCGAGATCTTCAGGGGCATAGGAGCAGCACGCAACCTCTAGGGTGCGTATTTTTATCGATTCCATCGAAGTTATATCTTTGCAAACAAAAAAAACAATATGGCAGTAGAATATGATAAGAATGATCTTCAGACACAGTTCGAGGGTATCAGAGATGAGCGACGCCTGCAAGCCAATACGGCATACAGAATAGGCACAGCTTTTCTCTCGCTGCTGCATTTCGCCTCAGACGAGATGCATACGACCATCGAGGAACTTCTGAAGAAGATCGAGGGCAAATATCTGTCGAAGGTCAAGGACGATGAAGCTGCCGGTCTTATCACCTTCCTCAGAGGTCTGAGGGTAGGTGCAGGCTACAAGTTCGATGAGAGTGGCAACATTTTAGCCGATTCCATCGATGCCAACAACCTGAATATCGGTCGTGGCTACAAGTTCGATGAGAATGGTGATATCATCTCTCATGATATAGAGGCTCACGATATCAACGCCAATGATCTGAACGTTGGAGGTAACTCCGTCTTCGCTGGTGATCTCAGTTCCCCGGACTTCGTTGCAGGATTCCTGACAGGCAAAGGCTGGCGGCTGAAAAATGAGCCGATAGAGAATGCGGCTGGTGTCCTAGAGAACAAATATAACCTGGAACTTGACAACCTCATCGTGAGAGGTTCAATGCGCATTTTCGAGATGATCATCTCTCAGCTGCTAGGAGAAAATGACAACCGCATCTTCACTGCGATGATGGAGGTGGATCACTTCGATGCAGAGAGCGGCAGGGTATATCTCGACACCAAAGAAGGCCGTATGTACAATTCCTTTCGCAAGGGTGATTACATCATGGTGCAGCAGTATAATGGTCTTCCCTCAGAGGAAAATGATCATTATGTCACGAAGAACTACGAGCTCCTGGTGAAAGAGGTCGGAACAGAAGGTGAGGGTGAGGATAGGCTGGCGTGGGTGACGTTCGAGAACTTCACAAGTTCCATGGCTGGAGCCACACCGGAGAAGCTGATCAAGAAGCGTGACACCTTCGTCCGTGTGGACAATGTATCTGACCCAGATCGCAAGGGTATCATTCAGGTCATGACCGTAGGCAGCGATACACCTTATATAGATATTGTCCAAGGATTGAAAACCAATCCGGATTCTGCTCTGAAGGGTAGAATCGGAAATCTGAAAGGCATCAGACATCCTGTTCTTGGCCAACTGAAGGGGTTCGGTGAATATCTCAACAACCTCTATGCGGTAGGCGAGTTCGTTCTGAGCCGAACAGGTGAGAGCATCGACACCAAGTTTCAGGTTCTCGAGAACATGTTCTCTTCAAGATTCTCCAAAACCAGCTATGAGCTGACCAACGAGAAGAATTATCTCGAGAATGGTCAATTCCTGGAGCAGATTACCGATTCTGAGAATAAGATCATCGCAGGGTGGGATATAGATACTACTGACGAATCCGTCTTCTGGTTCGACGCTTCCGGATTGCCGGTCATGGTCAACGGAAATCCTACAGCCAGCGGTAACCGCAAGGTCTCGCTGGAGAAGGTGGATGGCAGGCAGATTCTCCGTGTGCAGAATTGCGGCATCAGGCAGAAGAATGCGCTGATTAGACAACCAGGAACTCACAAGGAGTATGTTGCAGGAGAGAAGAGCAGCGCAGAGCTGCCTCCAACAGAGGCAGGGTACACCGATGTGCAGGACAAGCTATACATCAGCGTTCGCATCTATGCCAAGACGGCTGGCAAGTTGACTATTGGCTTCGCTGATTGCGAAGAGGTGAGGGGAAAACAGAATACCCTGCAGCAGAGAACAGTCAATGTTGCATACTCTGGAGCGTGGAAGACTATTCCTATAGAGGGTGTGTGGAATGGTACAGGTGACTTCGTCATCCAGTACACCGGTGATTGCTATCTCGCAATAGCATCTCTCACCGATGAGCCGCTCAGCGAGCTGTCCAAGACCGTGAGCACACAGATAGTGCAGACGGCCAACAATATCAAGTTGCTGGGTGAAAACATCGATGCCGTCAACAAAAAAGCAGTTAAGGTCGGTATCGAGCTTGATGCAGAAAAGGGCGAAATCAGGCAATATGTAGATTCTAAGGATGCCAAGAACCGTGAGGATACATCATCACAGATAACGCAGACTGCAAGCAACATCACTTCGACTGTAGATAAGCAGCTGAAGGATCAGTACGGCAATATCACAAGTGAATATCAGTCGGCTATCAGTCAGAGCGCAGAGAAGATTTCTCTGAAGGTGAGTGCAGCGCAATCTGCAGCAGACAAGGCTCAGACATCTGCAAATACAGCGCAGGGTACTGCTGATACTGCAGTCAGCAAGGTTGCTGAGCTGAAGGTGACCGTTGACGGCATCAGCTCTACAGTTGACAAGAAGATATCGAATGCCAAGGGTGAAATCACAAAGGAATATCAGTCGGCTATCAGTCAGAGCGCAGAGAAGATTTCTCTGAAGGTGACTGCAGCGCAATCCACAGCAGATAATGCTAAATCTGCCGCTGGTACTGCACAGAGTACAGCAAACGCAGCTAAGAGCAGCGTGGCAGAGTTAAAGGTTACTGTCAACAACATTTCATCTACCGTAGCCAACAAGGCTGATACGTCTACTCTTAATAGCAAGGTGTCAGCGCTGAACAGTTCAATATCGAGTGCTAAGCAGTCTGCTATAGATACAGTCAATGCTCGCATAGATGGTGGAGTTGGAGAATTTTACCAGCAGTCTTCTCTTCCTAGTTTTTCCAGTCTTAGTTGGACAGATCCGAATTGTCAGCGACATGCAGGAGCATTATGGTATGCAACATATCCTGCTCCCACTGGTTATACCGCTGGTCATCTATATAGGTTCGCGGTTATGCGAGGTACTGGCAGCAAATGGGAGGACGTCGATGATAGCATAGATACAGCGACTACCGTCACGCAGAATTCGGATGGCTGGAGCGTCGCAGCAGGAATGTTCAGCGGTCAGTCACTTACTGCCAAGGGTATCGCTACCATCACACCAACAGTCAATTCTTTGTGTAATTCCCGCATCGATGACCGCAAGAATGAGATTCGAAGCGGTCTTGTGACAACGGCAGATTTCGCAGCGTTGCAGACAACGGTAGCAGGGCATACTGCTAGCATATCTACAAGTGTACAGAAGGATGCCAACGGATATATCACGAATGCGTCCATCAAGGCAGATAGAATCAAGCTTGAAGGTCTGACAACGGTCAACAATAATTTCAGAATACTTACTGATGGTTCTATGGAATGCTCCAATGCGGATGTTTCGGGAGATCTGAAGGTCACGAATATGCGATATTCCGCTAATATAATTAAAAATGGTAAGGTTGCATGCTCTTGCATTCTTGGAGGTGGTACTTATGTCCTGCCAGATTTAGCAGAAGGTGAAATTATGAAAATAGAAGTGTTAAATCCGTTTATGTCAAAATCGACACCTACGGCTATTTTAAAAGCTACGAATGGAGCATTCTTGCGAAATAGCTATACGTTTACGAGCGGAGTCGCGGAGATTGATGTTCTCGGCTGGGTACAATTGTTGGGAGCGAAGTTCAGAGGTAAGACTTATTGGGTGTACCAGGAAGCAGGTTCATCGAATAGCTAGAATAATTTAATTTGTAATGATATGAAAACAGCAAAACAGACGGTGAAAACCGAATTCGAGCCTATTGCGCTCGGTGAGAACGTGAATGTTAACTTCGAACAGAATGTTACAGGTGATCATATCGTGACGAGAGGATATGTTTCTCGCAACGATACAGGCGAATATCTCGGCAATATCTCTGAAGAGGACGGTAACCTTACCATTACCCTCAAGATGGATGATGTCGGCAAGGAAGTGACTGCTCAGATTCTTGCATCAATACCTGAGTGGCTAGAGAGTATCAAGAATGCTGAATAAGAGAGGAGGTGCTTATGAGCGATGCGAAGGTGGGTACCAACATCGAAGATGCAATCAAAAACTCTGATTGGTCTTCGGTTAGCATAGCCTTATGGCCGCATATTGTAGAACAGATGAAACTTCACTCGAAGAACATCTTCGAATGTGAAATGGTCTATGATCTTGCGCATATCAGCACTGTTCCTGTCCTCTACGATGACAAAAAAGGAACTCGCAAGCAGGTCATCATACCGATGACCCTCTTCACCAAGGATGCCAAGGCCGCTGTCGAGGAAGCCAAGAAGGCAACCACAGCAGCCAATACTGCAGCGACAACCGCCAACAATGCTGCAGCAAATGCAGACAAGGCTAGGGAGGGGTTGGAGACTAAGAAGCAGGAGGTTAATAATGCCGTTGCAGAGAGCAAGACCGCAACCGAAGCTGCCAAGAAGGCTACTTCGGACACGCTTGCAAGTAAGAAGGCTATCGAGCAGAATGAGGAAGCCCGCAAGACTGCAGAGCAGACTCGCGCAGCTTCCGAAGCCTCGAGAGTCAAGTCTGAGAAGGCGAGAGTTGAAGTAGAAATCAAGCGAGTTTCTGCTGAGTCTGCCCGAGCTTCTGCTGAGCAGAAGAGGGCTTCAGCAGAAACAGCTCGAACATCAGCCGAGAACTCTAGAGTCAGCATAGAAAATGAAAGACAGACAGCAGAGAGGGCCAGGAGTAATGCAGAGGCAGATAGAACCTTAGCAGAAGCAGGCAGAGTCAATGCAGAGGCAGGTAGAGTCTCTGCTGAGCATCTACGAGAGACCAATACATCTACTGCTATTGCCAGTTCAGTAGTTCAGACAAATTTGGCCAAGGAGCTAAATGAGCATCCTACTATTGCTGGAGAAAATGGCAACTGGTGGAGGTGGAACCTGCAGACTCACGCATACGAAGATACCGGTATCATCGCAAGAGGTGGTGCGATGTACCCAACCTTCCGGCAGTCCAGGAACAAGTTGTTGATGATCGACTACGGCTCAAACGTTTCTGAGCACGTCGTCAAACGTAGAAATAAATTAGTTATCAAGGTATAATGGCAGATAATACGAATATCATTGTGGTGGGCAATGTTGCCTTCACAGACAAGGGAGCGTGGGTCAAAGGCTATTCCTTCGAGTTCGAGGGAGAGACCATTCTGGGCTACGATGCCAATGACATCGTCCACACAGCCAATGGTGTGTACGCATCCCTCATCGATGGCAATACATCTGAGCCATCAGACACCAGCGACTCCTGGCGCCTCTGGCTAGACAAGACTGCGGCAACTAAGGCCAAGAGTGCAGCCGATGATGCCAACAAGGCTGCGAATCTTGCCAAGACTGCAGCTGCTTCTGCAAACGCACAGGCAGCAGAAGCACAGCAGCAGGCTACAGCTGCAGAGGAGAAGGCGCAGCTTGCAACGGAGGCTGCAACGAGAGCAGACGAGAAAATCGCAGAGATGAACAGTCTCGCAGGTCAGATTGCGACTGGCTTCATCGCTCCTTCTCGCATGAATCTCAGCTATCAGACAGAGATCAGCATCCGCAACAAGCAGAAGCAGAAGATTGAGGCTATCATCCTGCCGGCATACTTGCCGCAGAGTGTCCTCTATCAGAGAGTAGAGGGTGATTCCGTTATGTCTGACCCTTCCGGAAATTTGACCGTCAAGGGTACAGGCAAGACCAAGTTCTGGGTGATTCCTCCTGCCAACACACCGCTATGGCAGGAGGTGACCATCAACGTCAGACAACCATATATGCGACTCTCTGCAAAAGGAAAGATTCGCAAAAACGGCAATAAAATCCGAATTGTTTAATCGATTAAATATAATGTAATATGGCATTTACAGAGAATGAAGAGACGAAGCTGAAGGCTATCATCGCAGCCTTCGACAATGCTCAGCAGGTCGATGACCTGCCTCAGTCAGACATGTCTGCAACCGACAAGATTATCGAGGTCTTCGACAAAAAGTCGGGCAAGTCTGAGCAGATGACTATCAAGAATGCGGTGCAGCTCGGTCAGCATCCATGGTGCGGTCGAGTGTGGAACCTCGACAACGCTACGCCTAAGGCCGCTGCCTATGTAGGCTCCCTCGAGCTCCTGCAGAACTTACACCAGGAACTCGGACTTGGCGGCTATCTGGTCAAGAATGACCATACTCGTCGCAAGCTTGATTCTAAGGATCATTACAAGTATGCGACTGGCGAGGCGGCCAAACTCGATGGTACCGAGGGACACTATCAGTGGGGTTGGGGCAAGGAGTGGTACATGGTCATCAAGACCGTAGGCAGACTCCACTACGAAATGGTTAGCCCTTGGCCTATTCTGGGAGAGTTCAACTACAAGATTCCGATTGCCAGCATCTCTGCAGCAGGATTTGCGACACTCGAGCGCAGTACTGGCAAGCTCGTCAGCTACATCAACGATGGCGCTGACTATCGAGGAGGCAATAATGATGCGACTCTCGACAATACAAACCGCACCATGCTGGGCAAGCCAGCAACTCAGCAGACTACAGAGTACTTCCGAGCAGCAGCGCGCAAGAATGGTACCGGATGGCTCTGCACGACGATGCGCCATACAGCTGCCATCGCAGTACTGTTCGGTGTCATCTTCGGTACTCATTACGACCAGGCTGCTGTCAATTCTGCTAAAGATGAGAATGGCCTGTTCCAGGGTGGACTAGGCGCTGGCGTGACACAGATGCCTGACTGGAAGGGCTACAACGGTTATCGCCCTGTCGTACCGATGTCTGCTGGCATCGAACTCGGAGACTCCTGCGGTGAATCTAGCTATGAGGTCAAAAAGGATGATGGTACCGTAGTCTATACAGCCAAGATTCCTAGCTTCTTCGGATATAAGAATGGATTCGGCAACCTCTGGCGTATGATGGATGATGAGCAGGTGCAGTGCGCCGAGGACACATCGGTTGTACACCTCGTTGCTCCATCCATCTATGGTACCTGGACAATAGGCAAAGCTGAAGGCATGATTGCCTACAGCAAGTCGGAGACAAAAGGTGAAGGGTGGGCGAAGGAGCTGTGTATGGAGCACCTCGAGAACTTCACGACTAAAAAAGGTGGTACAGAGACGACCTATTGGACTAGCTACTTCTGGAACAATAGTGGAGCGACATCCGGTTTTCGTCTTTGCCTCCGTGGTGCCACTGCCGACAGTGGTGGGCGGTGTGGTCTTTCGGCGCTCAGCGTTCGCAATGCGGTCTCTGTTGCCTCTGCGAACTTCGGTGCGGCCCTCAACTTATAGAAATCCACAGTTTTTGTGTGCTTATGTGGAGAATCGGGAATCAGACCTTGCCCCAAGGCAGAAAATTCACTTATCTAGATTAGCTGGTAGATGATGACAATAGGGTCATCCGGTCGAAGGTTAGGACTCTTAATTAAGCAGACAACGGATTTGTACACCGCATTATACACCGACATGCACCGTCATATACACCGACACATACACCGACATATACACCGTATTAGTTATCATTCATTAATTAATGCATAGTGAAGAGAATAGGTAATATATCCGTTATTGTCGAGACTTTACAGAATTTTCGTGAAGCCTTTTATGAGTTTTCGAAGCATAAGAGGTCGAGATCAAGCGTGAGAGCATTCGAGGAAGACCTGGAGCATAAGCTTCTGGTGCTCCTTCGTGCTTACGAGGATGGAGCCTGGCATACTTCGGAGTATGAAGCTAAGCAAGTGACTGAACCGAAAATTCGTACAGTCAACAAGCTGCCTGTTCCTGATCACGTCATCCAGCATGCTGCCCTCAATCCATCGGAACCATTGCTGCGTAGCAAGATTCCGTACAATTGTCCGGCTGGTACCAAAGGGCGTGGTACTCATTTCTTTTACAAGATTATCAAGCGTGACATCTACAATTCTCCACAGAAGGAGACTGCATATTGCGCACCCATGGACATACATCATTATTTTATGACCATCGAGCATAATCTTCTGAAGAGAGAGTATCGGCTGTATATCAAGGACCGCAAACTGCTATACTTCATCGACGAAGTCGTTGACAGCTATGCCAATGGCGTTGTCCTCGGTGTCAAGCTTACCCAGCTTCTAGGTCAGCTATATCTGGTTAGATTCGATTATCTCGCTATGCGATGCTTCGATATCCTGGAGGATCCTGAGCGATATCACTACTGGCAGTCACGCTACGTCAGTGATATGCTCGTCACTTGCAGGACTGAGGAGCAGGCAAGATTGATGACTAGCGTACAATCGTTGAATGAGCGATTCAATCGTTTCGTTCGGCAAGGACTCAGCTATTATTATAGGTTTATGGACAATATCTTCATATTGCATGAAGATAAGGTTTTCCTTCGACTGATGGTTGAATTGAGCGCAATGCATCTGGCGAGAGATTGGAAGCTGCAGATTAATCGGTCGTGGAATGTTCATCGCACCTGCGATGGCATTGACTTCTGTGGGCAGGTCATATATGCGGATCATGCCAAGATACGAAAACGTAGCAAGCAGGCATTGTGCAGGCAGGTCGCAAGACTTCGTAAGAGAGGCTATAGTAATGAGCAGATCAGAGTCATAGCCGCATCGAGGCTAGGAATTGCGAAACACGCAGACACAAAAAACTTATTACAGAAAATCGGAATGAAAACTTATAGAGACAACCTCGGCATCAAAAGAGGGGAAATTCCCTTCGCAAGCATGACCAAGCGGCAGAAGAAGCACATAGGAGATGTTTTGTGCAAGGATGGTATAGACTACGAAGATCATCTTATCCTCATCGAGGACTACAAGATTGATAAGTCAACAGTTAGCTTCAAGACTCAACAGGTCGAGAAAGTTGATGAACACGGCAACAAGTTCATCGTTCAGGAGAAGGTTCCGAACGATAGATTGGCATTGAAGTTCAGATATATCGATCATGTTGAGAGGAAAGAGGAGCTGGATGAGAACGGTGAACCTATAGAGGTTCCGCACTGGAAGGATGAAACCTGGTGGTTGTATTCCGGTGCAGAGATACTTATTACACAAGCACGTGAGGAATGGTGCTTCCTAGAGAAGCCATTTTATGTTGTAGTCGGAGAGCTGAAAAACAAATTCGGCAAAACGTTTTACAAGTTTATATAGTAGATGAATAAGAAAATTTATCTCGTTCGCATGAACTACGTCAGATACGACGGAAATCACTATCTGTTGTATCTGAATGAAAAGAAAATTGAAAACTATCAGCCAGACTCTAATATAATGGAGTCTGAGAGTGATGGTGAGACGGTCACAGCATATAGTTATGAAGGTAGCGAGCCGGATGGCTCAATCAAGATTGAGGCTACTTCTGCAGGTTACAACGATTTCGTTGCTGGACTTGTGAGAACCAGGTACAGCCAGAATGACGTTGAAGCGATCCTCTGCAACCATGGAGATGGCGATACTGCTCACGAGGCAGAATACCAGGCATTCCAGGAGTGGAGAGAGCAGGCGAAAGAAATCGCCAAGGAGATTCTCGAACGAGATATTGCATAATCAATACGGCAGGTAGTCATAGCATTACCTGCCGTATTTTTATTTTTCCCCACATAATTGTATTTTTGCATAAAAAAAGAAAAAGATGCAGAGAAATACCAAGGATTGGATACACTATCTCAGCGCTAGTCTAGTCTTGATTGCAGCTATCGCTCTAGTGTACATCAGCTACTTTCTATCACACGACGTGACATCAAACGTCCTGTGGTACTTCGGTCAGAGTCTCATGTATGTAGGTACCGTTTTTGGTTTCGCTCTTACATTCGATACTCGAGTCAAGGACATTATTAATAAATACATAAATCATGGGGAGAAAGATTAAATTCATTTTCGTACATTGCACAGCAAGCCGACAGACATGGACAGTCGATGCCTTGCTGAAGGAGTTCAGAAACAAGGGCTGGCATTATCCAGGTTATCACTGGGTGGTTACACAGGATGGCAAGCGCACACAGCTGATGACAGAAGACCTGCCATCCAATGGTGTAAAGAATCACAATCACGAAGCTATCAATGTCGCATATATGGGTGGAATCTCGCGCACTGGCAAGCCTATAGACAACCGCACAGATGCGCAGAAGGAGAGCCTTCGCGAACTGCTGAAGGAACTCAGACAGAGATACCCTGATGCAAAAATTCTCGGTCATCGTGATATCTCGCCTGACAAGAATCACAATGGCGTGGTTGACCCTTGGGAGCGAATCAAGGAGTGTCCTTGCTTCGATGCGATTCCGGAATACGCTGACATCTAATTCATGGGGTATGAAGAAAAATCTGAGATACATAGGCATAGTCATCGCAGTGATATTGGCTATCGCTGCATTCGTCTGGTTATTCGAGTCGAGACAGAAGCGAGCGGAGAAAGAGTTGAGGGAGCAGTTCAACCAACTGGCGCTGAACTATGCACCAGCTAAGCGTGATACCATCAGAGATTCCGTAAAGGTCATCACTCAGCAAGTGCTGATGATGCCTCCTGATGAGTATAGGTCATACGCCATTGACCGGCAATTGCTCAAGGATATCAATCTGCAGGTGAAGCAGATTGTTGCTGACCAGCGAACGGTTGTTGTCAATGCCGATTCCGTCAAGACGAAGCGCAGAAACCATATCTATAGCTATAGTGATGCCTGGCTGAACTTCCGGCTCAACACCGCAGACTCTATCCTTACATATAAGGCAAGAGACAGCTTGCAGACCATCATCGCAAGGCAATTCAAACATAAATTCTTGTTTTGGAAGTGGGGTACCAAGGGATACCAGGTCAAGGTCATCAACTTCAACCCTCATTCCACCATATCTTATAATAACTATATCCAAGTCACCGAATAATGGCAAGACAAGAGGTATATACAACCGTAGTGAAGCTCAATTCAGAAGAGGCGAAGAACCGTCTGAAGGAGCTCGAAGATAAAGTCGCTCGTCTGAAGAAGGCAAAACAGGATGCCTTCTCGACGGGCGATTCCCGTATAGGCGCATCCCTCGCCAAGGACCTGATGGCTGCCGAGCGAGAGATGAAGCAATTCAAGAACTCGACCATGAGCGTCAAGGAGACGCTCGAAAATTTGTCATCTGCAAGTCTCGGACAGCTCGAGAAAGCAGCCCGACATCTGAAGGGTCAGATGAAGGCGGCATCTGATCCGTCAGACTATGCCAAGCTGGAGAACCAGCTGAGCAAAGTCAAGGAGCAGATGTTGCAGCTGAAGGGGGCGACCCGCAAGGCTGACGAAGAAGCGCATCGAATGACTGCGACCTTGTCTAATCTGAAGCATGCTTCTCTCAACGACCTCAACTTCACATCAAGCAAGCTGAAGTCGCAGATGGCTGATTTCGACCCTCAGTCAACCATGTACGCCTCACGAGCAGCACAGCTGAAGCTGGTGGAGGCAGAACTGGAGCGCATACATCAGAGTGAGCGTAGAGTCGTTACTCTGATGCAGCAGTATGACAAGGAGATAGAGGAGACCAATATCGATATCAAGGAGACAAAGCGGCAGATGCAGCTTGTCAACCGCACCATGTCGAACCTGAAGACATCATCCATCCGTGACCTCGAATTCTCTATCAAGGCCATCAATCAGCAGATGGCTGGTATGGACCGCGGTACCGAGAAGTTCAAGCAGATGCAGCTGCAGGCAAAGCAGCTGAAGGCAGAGCTGCAGGCTGTCAGAGCCGAGGGCGTAGCTCAAGAGTCCTGGATAAAACGCTCTGCTGACTGGTTCAACCGCATGCAGGGTATTGCTCTCGGTGCGGTCGCAGCCATCTCCGGCATCACCTTCACAGTCAAGAAGTGTGTGGAGGAGTATGCAAAGATGGATGACGAGATGACCAACGTCCGCAAGTACACTGGGCAGGCAGCCGAGGAAGTAGAGCGCATGAACGAAGACTTCAAGAAGATGGACACCCGAACTCCTCGGCAGAAGCTCAACCAGCTGGCAGAGGATGCCGGTCGATTGGGCATCACGTCAACAGCTGCCATCGAAGAATTCGTTGATGGTGCCGATAAAATCAATGTCGCACTCGGTGATGACCTCGGAGACAAAGCAGTCTCACAGATTGGCAAGCTGGCGCAGATGTTCGGTGAGGACAAGACCAAAGGTCTGAGAGGAGCCATGCTCTCTACCGGTTCTGCCATCAATGAGCTGGCGCAGAACTCTTCTGCTTCAGCTGGCTATCTCGTTGACTTCACTGCAAGAGTGGCAGGTGTAGGCAAGCAGGCTGGATTCACGCAGGCACAGATCATGGGTCTCGCATCCGTCCTCGACCAGAACATGCAGCAGGACGAAACTGCTGCAACCGCTGTGCAGAACCTCCTCGCTAAAATGTTCCAGGACTCCGCAAAGTTTGCAAAGATTGCAGGTCTCAATGTCAAGGAGTTCGCCAATACGTTGAAGAATGATGCCAACGGTGCACTCCTCCAGTTCCTGGCAGCCATGCGAGCCAAGGGTGGATTCGCAGACCTCGCACCGATGTTTGAGGAGATGAAGATGGATGGTTCCAGAGCGACAGGTGTCCTCACCGTCCTCGCAGACAAGCTAGATGATATCAAGACAGCCCAAAACCTTGCCAACGATGCCTATGCGGAGGGCACGTCCGTCCTCAATGAGTTCGAGACGCAGAACGAAAGTGTACAGGCTCAACTTGACAAGGCGAGCAAGAAGTTCCTGGATCTCTCCATCGAACTGGGCCAGAAACTCTATCCTGCAGCACGATATTGCATATCTGCAGCCAGTCTCGGAGTTCGAGCACTCTCCACACTCGTTGACTTCGTCAGAGATTATTGGCGCATATTAATTGTGCTGACAGCTGCCATAGTCACCTATACTGCAGTATCTAAGGCCAAGTTGATAGCAGAAAAGGCGCAGATGGCATGGCTCAATATCATGATTCTGCGCGAAAAGGCGCATCTCGTCCTTGTGGGTCTTAAGACATCTGCTCTCAAGACCATGGCAATCGTTCAGATGGCGTTGACAAGTGAGATAAAACTGACAACTGCTGCGCAGATGTTATGGAACAAAGTGTTGTTGGCCAACCCGATTACTGCCGTGATTGCTGTTGTTGCCGGTCTGACAGCCGCAATCGTCACACTCTCTGAAGAGACGAGCACAGCTGAGCAGGCTCAGCGTGACTACAATGATGCCGTGACAGATGCCAACAAGCAGGCTTCAGATGAGGAGGCAGCCATCATGCACCTCGTCTCTGCTATCCAGTCAAACACCAGTGCAGAGTCAGACCGCAAGGCAGCCCTTGAGGAACTCAACGGCAAGCTGATGCGTGAGCACCTCGGTAACATCACCGAGGAAGCTGTGCGCACAGGCAACGCTACAAGGCAGATTGAGGCTTACATTGATGTAATGAAAAAGAAGATTATCATCGATGGTCTTCAGAAAAAGTTAGCTGAGTCTATAGCAAAGAGTGCTGATCTAGAGGATTGGCTAGAAGAGGGTAGAAATTATAAACCTGGATTTTTACAGGGAGTATTAGATTCCTTCAATCCTTTCCCTTCGAAAAAGGTTGCGGCAAGCAATCCACATTTTCAAAAAGATTTGGAGAGAGAGATTGACAAGGAAAAACAGTATCAGAAGCGTCTCCTAGAAAAAATCAACGAGTTAGAGTCACAGCATTTCGAAGTGAGCGATCCGGAACCATGGCGAAACAATGGCTACAATGGCAAGGGCAATGATGGTACCATCATTAAGAAGCAGAGTACAGCCGGCACTCATCAGGTTTCAGAAAAAGAGCGCAAGGCTCGTGTCAAGGCAGAGAAGGCAGCTGCAGCAGAAGCTCGCAAGCGTGAGGCAGAAGCCAAGCGCAAGCAGAAGCAGGCAGCAGATAGCATCAAGGCTGAGACCAACGAGTTGATGGCTGACAACGCCAAAGCCTATGCAGAAGGCAAGAAAACCTATCAGCAGTTCATCGACGACCGACAGAGCATCCAAATTAAGGGTTTTGCCAAGCTGAAGCAGCTATATGGTGAGAAGAGCAACGAGTACAAGCAGTTGCTTGACAACCAGGTCAATGTTGTCAAGCAGCATGATGCTGCCATTCAGAAGATGAATGAGCAGACCATTGAGCGTGAACGCCTCCAGAAGGAGGCTAGCATCAAAGCTCAGTATAATGATGCCAGTTCAGCTATCTATCAGAATGATACCGCTCTCAATGAAGCCCTATATAAGAATGATGTCGAAGCCATGAAAAAACGTCTTGCACTCTTCAAAGACAGAGAGGGCAGCGAGGAGTGGCTGGATTTGAAGGCTGAGATGGAAAAGGCTGAGCTAGACCACCAGCTGCAGATGCAGGAGTCATACCAGAACCAACTGAGTGAACTCCGCCAGCAGTTCGGAAAGCAAGACCTGCAGGCTCAAGAGACAATGTACCTCAATGGCCTTGACAATCTATACAAGCAGGGTTTAATCAAGGAGGAGGAATATCAGCAGATGAAGTTGGAGATAACCAAGCAGTTCGCGGCCCAAAGAGCGCAGATTGATGCTGATGACCATGGAGCCGGTAGCGCTCAAATAAAAATCAATGATAAGTCATCTGAGATGGTCAACAGTGCCAGGGCTGCTGCAGGTGAGTCCCAGTCGACCGGCAATGCAACTTTGGGTGGATACTTCTCCTCACAAGTTGAGAACTACCAAAACACCATGGAGAAGCTGAAGGAGTTGTATGGCAACGACAAGCAGAACCATGCTGCATACATGCAGGCGAAAGGGAAGATCACCTCAGATTTCCTCAATGACCTGATTGAAAAGACAGCTGTTGTTTACAATGGTATCAACGGTATTCTATCTGCGTCATCGTCATATGCTCAGGCATGCTCTGACCTCGAGCAGGCCAAGATCAGCAAGAACTACGAGAAGCAGATTGCTGCAGCTGGTAACAATTCGAAGAAAAAGAAAAAGTTGGAGGAGAAGAGAGACAAAGAACTGGCCGCTGCGAAGTCCAAGGCTAACAAAAAAGCCATGAAGATAGAAATTGCGCAGGCGATAGCATCTACAGCAATGTCTGCTATCAATGCCTATGCATCTGCTGCAGCTATACCAACAATAGGTTGGACATTAGCTCCTATTGCAGCAGGTATGGCCACAGCTGCAGGTATGATACAGCTTGCGGCTATCAAGAAGCAGCACCAGGCAGAGGCAGCAGGTTACTACGAGGGTGGTTACACCGGTGGCAACCGCTACCGAAAGGAGGCAGGAGTGGTTCACGAAGGCGAGTTCGTGGCTAATCACAATGCCGTCAACAACTCTTCCATCCGTCCAGCTCTCGACCTCATCGATAGGGCGCAGCGCTCTAATACAGTTGGCTCGCTGACCGCTGATGATATCACACGTTCTCTGGGACAGGGAAGCAGTACCGTGGTGGCTCCTGTTGTCAATGTCAACAATGATAATACCGAGGTACGCCAGTCCCTCGATGGTGTCAATGCAGCCGTCAGCCGTCTGACACAGACTCTTGACGATGGCATTGAGGTTGAAGTTCCGATATCTGGACGTAGAGGTCTGCACCGCAGACTGCAGGATTATCAGCGCATTTTAAACAATAAGTAGTGGAATATGATAACATGCATCATCAATGGCCATAAGGCCTATCCCATTTCTACATCATCAATCAAGGTGACATACGCCAACCAGTATGTCACCGATGATGGTGAGTACACCTATGACATCACCTTCCCCATGAATATCCTGGAGAACCGTGTCATATTCAAGAATGTCTCACGCTTGGAAGTCAAGAAGAATATCGCCAAATACGATGACTGCAAGCTGTACTGTAACAGCCAGCTCATCATGAGCGGTGTTGGTACCATACTCTCCGTGAATGAGAAAGAAATCAAACTGCAGATAGTCGGAGGCAAATCACGCATCAAGTTCAACGACCGCATGGAGAAGCACTACATAGACGAAATTCAGTTTGGTACAGCAGATAAGCCGGGATATGATGTTGGTAAGGGCTGGTCACAGAAGTTCAAGGACAGAATAACAGAAATTTACAGATTAGATGAAGATAAGACGAAGTTCCTGGGAGTGGAAGGAAAATGGTGCTTCGTACCTGTACGGGACGAAACAAATGATATGATTGCAAATTTTGTTGGAGTAGATAAAACGAAACAATTTATTGGCTACAATGCACCATTTATCTCTAACCTAGCTGTTCAGCCCAACCTGATGTATATCTTTCGTAAAGTAGTAGAATACGAAGGATATACTATCAAGCGCAACGATTTTGACTGCAAGCCATGGAACCAGCTTTATATAGCTTCTGCCTACAAGACTCGCGAGATTAGAAGGGCGCTACCTCATTGGACAAGCTATACATTTATTGAGGAATTCCGGAAACTCTTCAATGCCTCCATCTACTTCGATGAAGTCCAGAAGACCTGCTGCGTCATCAGTTCCTCAGAGTTGAGTTCTGCAGATTCTATTGAGATAGAACCGCTGGATGAATATTCGGCAGACTATGACGAAGACGGTTCTTTCAGCACTTCTGCAACTGCGAACCTGGAGTACAAAATGGATGGTTCAGCCAATAGAGGGAACTATGAGAGCATACCAAAGAAGGTTTTTGACAACTTCAATATCGTTCAGAGTGTCGATTATTTCGGCGTGCTCGATCAGTTTTCTCTGACTACCATGGGATGGTCTGAGAAGAAAAAACGGCAGACTATCATTGAGTACCTCAGAAGTTACTACATATATGTAGAGAATGAGGATGGTACGAAAACATGGCAGATGGCAGGTGTATGGTCACCATTAATCAGGGACAGTTCTTCTGATGAATATGTCGATCTGAGCATTTCTCCTGCAGCACAAGTTGTAGAAGATATCAATTTCAGGACAGGATTACTAGAAGATAATTACTACGAGAAGCGTTGCCTGCTGTCAATACCTAATGACAAGGAAGCGGATTCCAAGGAGTGCGATGTTGATGATGACGGATATAGCTACACATCCGTACAGGATGCCATAGATGATGAGTCAAGCATGGATGACAGCGAAGCTGAAGAGGAGGTCATGAGTGTCTTTTTCATACTGCCAGGCAAAGTGCAGGCATTTAACGTGCCATACGGCAGGATTTCATGGGTAGGTGAAAAATCAAGATGGCCAATGTTCATCACAGATTATCGCATTAACAGTGATTATACTTATGAGGGTATATTAGTGACTGCCGGCAATAATTTTTCGCTATCCCTGAATTCAGTAGTCAATGGTGCAGTATCATTAGCAGAGTTCCATAGCAAGGCTTTCCATATAGACAATAAAAACTGCATGGAGGTCAAGTTCAAGTCTGATGACATACCGGATCCATCCAAGATATACATCATCCGCAACAAGAGATTTGTATGCGAGAAAATAGAGATGGAAGTCAAGGACGATGCCATCGAGCCAGTTTACACAGGCTATTTTTACATGCAATCATAATATATATAATAAGGTGGGGAGCAAACTGCTCTCCACCTTATTATATTATAGGATTCCCTGATAGTTCTTGATATACTCATTCGCCTTCTGTATATCCTTAGGCGTATAGATGTCTGTGATGAGGATTGACGAGTGTCTCGCCTGGTCTCTGACCGACAAGACGTCGGCATTGGCCCGCAGCATATTGGTGATGCCTGTGTCTTTCAAGCTGTAGAACTTGAAGCGGGGAGAGAGCTTCAGCTCCTTTCTCAGAACTCGAGTCCAGTAGTCTCTGAACATTTTCTCGTTCTTTCTTTCAGGTCCTGGGCAGAACCCGTCAGAGAAGAGATAGTCCTGTCCTGGGTGAGAGAAGATGTTGAGTTCCATCATCAGCTTGATGACATGAGACGGGAGCGTGATCACGGCATCATTGCCATTCTTCGTATTCTCTCCATGCAGACTGATTGTCTGAGTCTTGACGTGGATATCGCAGATTCTGAGATAGGACATCTCTCTAGGTCGGATGAAGAGGTAGTGGATGATTTCACACGCCAGCAGAAAGTGCCTATTATGCTCCAGCAGATAATCTCTGATGAGTTGCATTGTGCAGTCAGGTATGACATCTCTGCTTTTCTTCTGCCTGTTCTTGATACGTTCCAGGCCTTCTGTAGGGTTCTTAGGTATATACCCTCGAGCTAACAGATAAGCAGAGAAACTCTTAGTCCAAGCAAGATAGTTATTGCGGGTCAGTACAGTATTGTTCCGGTCGATGAAAATGTAATCCAGAAACTTGCTCACATTACTTTTGTCCCATTGATAAGAAAAATTGAGAGTTATGTTTTTTTCTTTCTTCCATTTTTCAAGAATTCTGACACGACTGCTGTAGTCTACAAAAGTCTCCTCACGCATACTTCCCTCATTGCACATTTTGGTTAGATAAGCCTTATACTTCTCGAGCACGTCATCCCACTTTGTATATTCTAGAGGCTGCAGAGCCTCTATCCAAGGATTCCATCCTGCCATAAGTTTCTCGGTGAGATTCTTCATAATCTGATCGGCATAGACACGTTGGTTCCGCTTGCCCTTGATATGGTCAAGCATAATTTTTTTCTTCCTCATGCGGTTGATCCCTGGATCAAACGCCATGAAGGAGATATAACATTCTGATCTTTGATGAAAAACTGGAGGTTTCCAGCCAATGACACTACTAAGTACTGTGTCATTCGAATTTGGAGCATAATTTTTTTTAGCCATATCTTTAATTTTTCTCAGATACAGCCTATTATTAATAATGTATATAGGAGAGATACCGACATTGTACCGACCATTTTTGCCCGACTGAGGCAAATCCTCAGTGTTTATGGTACATCTGACGACATTTCGTCGGGATTACTGGACTCGAACCAGCGACCTCATCGTCCCGAACGACGTGCGCTACCAACTGCGCTAAATCCCGTTTTGTGGTACTTATGAGTACAAAGACGGTGCAAAGGTACACCAAAATCTCCATAATACCAAATAAAAAAGCACTTTTTTATCTTTTTTGAAAAGTTTTTCACTTAAAAATTTGGTGGAACCAAATAATTGTTGTACCTTTGCACCCGCAAATGAGAAATCATCTGTAAGAGTATGGTGCCATAGCTCAGTTGGTAGAGCAAAGGACTGAAAATCCTTGTGTCCCCGGTTCGATTCCTGGTGGTACCACTTAAAAAGCCGAACTTCTTCAAAGAGGTTCGGCTTTTTGGTGTTTATAAGGCTTTTGCCCATTATGGGCGCATTGCAGTCTGGATTTCTGCGTCTTTTTTCTTTCTTTTCCCTTTTTCTTCGATATATTTCGGGTATTTGTCCCTTTTGTTGCTAGATTTGTCTGATATTTAGCGTGAGATTGCGGTATTCTAACCTACTTTTGCAATCGAAATCAAATGAAAAAATCAAAAGAACA